GGCAGGGTGCTGGGTGCGCCGGGTCGAAGGTCCATTCAACGTGCGCTGGTTCGGAACGGCCGGCGACTACGTCACCGACGACCTGCCGGCGTTCACTGCCTGCCGCGACTTCATCGTGTCGCAGTTGCTGGGTCCGTTTGCCGGCAACCACGTCATGTTCGTGCCGTCCGGCAGATATTATCTTTCCGACCGGTTCGACACCATGGGCCTGCGGGTCGTGGGCGAACATTCCGGTCAGCCGGGCGGCGCGTCGACGGTGCTGCGGGTAGCCAAGAACAAGACGGCCGTCAGGCTGACGGGCGGTCCCAACAACGCCACCTCGTCGCTCGAAAACCTGCAACTGGTCGGAGGCAATGTCACGGTCAACAGCGCGGGCGCGGTGACGAGCTACGCGGCGGGTGACAGCGTGAGCGGCAACGGCGTCGAACTGGCGGTGGACTGGGCAACCTGCATCAACGTTTCCGCCATCTGCTTCGGCGGCAGCGGCTATGTCGCCAATTCCGATCTGCGGGTCGGCAATTGCAACAGCTTCTACATCGAGCGCTGCCAGTCGATGTACAATCGGGGCGATGGCTATACGTTCGCCGGAACGGACGCGAACGCCGGCACCACCATCAACTGTTCGGCGATCAGCAACGGCGGCGCGGGTTTCCGCGAATATACGTTCCTGGGCAACACCCACATCGCCGGCCATGTTCGCGATTGCGGCATCACCGATCCGACGGGCGGCAATGGCGCGGTCGGCACCTGCAAATACGGCAGTTCACCGGTCCGTTTCTATTATGTCGTGGTCGGCCGCGAGGCCAAGGCGGCGACCGAGGTTCCAGGTTCGGTCACGAACGGCACGGAAGCGTGGCGCGAGTTCGTCGGCCATCCCTATTGCAAGGCCTGGACGACCGGCCAGACTTGGATCAGCGCATCGCCGTACCAGACCAATCCGGGCAATGTGAACGGACGCAACAGCTTCCTTGGTTGCTATGCGGAAAGCGCGCAACCGCCGGTGCAGGCGACCCACCCGACGATCTTCAACGGCGGGCTGCTCGATGAGGTCGGGTTCGACAAGAACAGTTCCGCGACCTGGCTGAGGGCCGGCACGATCGAGGGAACGGCCGCCCTGCTCGTGCCGGGCCTGATGGCCATCCAGAACGGCAGTCCCGACCTGTCGCCCTTGCCGGTCGCGGCGGCCAACCGGGCGTGGAACGCGCAACGGCCCGGCCGGCAACAGGGCAGCGTACACCTTCGCCACAGCGGCATCGGCGGCGAAGGCGCGGCGCTGACCTTCGGCTATGCCGGGGGTGGCGGCATGTCGGCGGGAGCGGGCATCTACAGCCTGTCCTTTCCGACCACGGGTTCCCGCCTGTCGTTGGCAACCACCGACAGTTTCGAGGCCGGCGCGCAAACAGCGCTGGCAATCGATGAATTGGGCAACGTCGACACGACCAGGGGATCGCTGAAGGGCCATTCGCCCGTCACGATCCAGAACGGCGCGGCCTATACGGCGGTGGCAGGGGACCGCGACAGCTACATCCGCTTCACCAGCAGCTCGGCAGTGACGTTCACGATCCCGGCCAACGCCGTGAGCCCGATGCCGCTTGGGTCGGAGATCACGTTCGAGCAGGGCGGTGCCGGGGCCGTCACGGCGGCAGCGCCCGCGGGCGTCATCATCAACCGGCGGGGAGCGGTCAGCGCGACCGCAGGTCAGTTCGCGGTCGCCACCTTGAAAAAGGTCGGGGCCGACGTGTGGACCCTGACCGGCGATCTCGCATGATCGCGCTGGGCATCATGGGAGGGAGCCGTCGGCGCGCCGCCAGCACCGGTCCGGGCACCGACTTCGGGGGCCTTCCGGCCCTGTTCGCGGCCGGGCAGAAAGGCGCTTATTACGACTTCACCAACCCGCTCAAGCTGGCCGTCAATGCCGACGGCAGCGGAGGCGTTCCAACCGTCGGGGCGACGGCGAAGTGGGCGGCGGATCAATCGCCCAACGGCAATCACCTCCGCAACACGGTCGGCACCGTCACCGTTAACGAACAGGGCGTGGTGACGAGCGGGTCCAACTACGGCCTGTTCAACATGCGCGGCCACGGTGACTGGCCGGCGATCGAAACCGGCTACGAGATCATCGCCACGCTGGAACAGCTGGCGTTCGGCGGAACCGATCGGCGGCTGATCGACCTGGGCGGACCGAGCCTGCTGCAGGGCAGCGCCAGCGGCCGGATCAGGGCCTACTCCTCGGGGTACGGCGGCGAGGTCGCCCCTGAGCTGGCGACCGAGTTCACCGTCCACCTCCTGTTCGACGCCAACGGCAGCTCGATCGCAATCAATGGCGGTGCGCCACGCACCGACAACCTGTCGTTTCGGCCGTGCGCGCAGTTCGTCCTCGGTTCGGATCTTGGCGGGACCAACGCCGCTGCGATCCGCTTCAAGCGCCTGTTCGTCCGCGCCGGCCGCCTCAACCCTTCGGACCGGGCCGGCGTGGCTGCCTGGACCAGCGCGTAGGAGGAGAGCCGATGAGCATTGCCGCCTTCGCCCTTGCCCAGGCCGCCGTCAGCCAGACGGCCGCCGCGAGCAAACCAATCAAGCCGCCGGCCATGCGCACGGCGGCGGCCGTGCCCGATCGGACGGGCGCTCCAGAGCCGCGGTAGCCGCAGGAGAAACGTAGATGTCATTGCTGTTGAAGGATCCCGTCGCGATCCTGGATTATGGGATCGACTGGGGACGCCAGTACCTGGACGGCGATCTCCTGGCGGAGAGCAACTGGACTGTTGAGCCGGCCGACCAGGACGGCGTGACGGTGCTCGCCGCCTCCTTTGATGAACGCAGCAGCCGGGTGAAGCTTGGCGGCGGGGTGGCGGGACGGGTTTACCGCGTCCGCAACCATGTGGTGACCGCGATCGGTCGCGCGGACAGCCGGTCGCTGGTGCTGCGCGTGGAGGGCCGCTGATGATCATGTCGCTGACCCTGCCCGTCGTATCCCTGACCGAGGTGCAGGCCTTTGTCCGGGTCGAGACCGGCGAGGAAGAAGCCCTGCTGGCCGGCCTGGTCCGAACCGCGAGTGCGATCTGTGAAACCTTCCTCAACCAGGTGGTGGTTTGCCGCGCCTACGAGGAACGGCTGGTCGGTTCGGGCAGGTGGCAGGCGCTGGTCGCCAATCCCGTCCGCTCGATCGAGAGCCTCGTCGCCGGCGCCGGGACGGAGGACGAGGTGCTGCTGTCGCCGGCCGACTACCAGATCGACATCGATGGCGGCGGAACCGGCTGGGTCCGCTTGCCCCGCGGTGCCCGGCTGTCGGTCAGGGGAGTGGCGGGGATCGCCGCCGACCAGAACGAGGTGCCGGAGCCGATCAGGCAGGGCGTGCTTCGGCTGGTGTCGCACCTCCATGCCGTGCGCGACAGCAAGGACGACGCGCCGCCCGCCAGCGTGACCGCATTGTGGCGCCCGTACCGGCGCATGGTGCTGGCATGAGCGCCGAGTTCGCAGGTTCGCTGAACCAGCGCCTGGAACTGTGGCGGCTGGGCCCGGACCGGACCGCGGCGGGCCTGAGCAATCATGAGTGGGAGACCTTTGGCAGCTGCCTGGCGAGCGTCAGTCCGGAGGGGTCGGGCTCCGAAGCGGAAGGCATGACGCTGAGCGCGCTGGCCAGGTACCGGATGGTGATCAGGACCAGGCGGGACGTCCGCATCGAGCAGCAGGTGCGCTGGCGCGAGCGGAGCTTCCTGGTGAGGCAGATCATCGAGGATCCCCGGTCGCCGGACCGGATGGAATTGCGCTGCGAAGAGGTGCGGGCATGAAGGGCCTGGAGCAACACGCGCGGCGACTGGCGAGCGCGACGGCCGAGCGTCGGCGGCGGCAACTGGTCGCGCAGGTCGGCAGCGAGCTGAGCGGTGCAAGCGTCGCCGTGGAGGGGACGGAGGTGGTCGCCAACGGCGGTCATCTGCTGCGCCAATGGCTCGGCAACGCCAGCCTGCGGCAATTGCGGAGGCAGCCTTGAGCAGCGCGGGCCAGGCCATGCAGACCGCGCTGGTCAGCCGCTTCCGCCTGCTGGGAGAGTTGAGCGGCATCTATGACGGACCGCCGGCGCGCGCGGCCTTTCCGTACCTGGTCGTGGATGCCGGCACGGAGGCGGACTGGAGCACCAAGACCGAGGTCGGCAGCGAAGTCGCGGTGGCACTGACGCTGTGGGACGATCAGCCGGCGCGGCTGCAGGCGCTGGCGGACCGCATCGTCGAGGGCATGGCGGCCGACCTGCAACCCGCCGAATGGAAACTCGTCACGTGCCGCTATCTTCGGCGGCGCGTGCTGCGTGACGTCGCCGGCCCGTGGGCCGCGGCGCTCGATTACCGCGCGCGATTGCTCGCGCTTGCTTGAGAAAGGATCTGAACCATGGCCGCTGAACGCGGAAGCGCATTCCTGTTGAAGATCGGCAGTGGGGCGAACCCGGTCGTTTACGCAACGGTTGCCGGACTGAAGACCACACAGCTGTCGATCAACGGCGACGCCATCGCCATCACCAACAAGGGCAGCGGGGGGTGGCGCGAGCTGCTGTCCGGTGCGGGGATCCGATCGGTGTCGGTGAGCGCGACCGGTATCTTCACGGGGAGCTCGGCCGAGGCCCAGTTGCGTTCGCTGGCGCTGGACGGGGCCGTTGCGCCCTACCAGCTCAGTTTCGAGAGCGGGGAGGCGATGACGGGCGAGTTCCTGGTCACCCGGCTCGAATATGCCGGCGATTTCAATGGTGAGCGCAATTACAGCGTCGCCCTCGAGAGCTCCGGCGCGGTGCACAGCGCATGACGGCCAATGCAGTGCGCGGCGAAGCGTCGCTGCGGGTCGCGGGCGAAGTGCTGCTTGTGCGGCCGACGTTTGCGGCACTGGTCGCGGCGGAGGAGGAACT